CAAGGGTCTTGAAGGCTCGTACGAGACGCTGGAATTTATGGGTGATTCCGTTCTTGGATTTATCATTACGCGATTTCTCTTTGAAAAGTTTCCAGCTGAACAGGAGGGTTTTTTGACCAAGGCGCGTACGAAACTCGTGCGTGGCAAAACGCTCTGTGAAATTTCAAAACGTCTCGGACTCGACAAGTGGGTCCTCATGGATGACAAGGGAATGCGTAACGGCTGGAACACCAACGAGAATATCCTCGAGGATGTTTTCGAGGCGCTCGTCGGTGCCATCTACCTCGACATTGGGATGATTCACGCCAAGTCGTTTGTGTTTGCAGCATTCGAACACGTCGACATGAACCTCACGGATGACAATTACAAGGACCAATTGATGCGTTGGTGTCAAGCGAACAAAGTGCCGTTGCCAGATTACCAGGTTCGCGGTCAATACAACGGCACGTTTCATATCGAAGTTGTCGTGGACGGTGTTCCGTATGGATCTGGATTTGCAACGACAAAAAAGCAGGCGGAACAATTTGCGGCACAGATTGCACTTAAGACGACTGAGCGATTTAAAAAGTAGGATGCACCCAAGAGTCAAAGAGCTCTTAGCGCAGTCATATGCCGACCAACGCAGTCAGGAGTGGCTCGATCTCCGTGGAAACCTCCTGACTGCGAGCGATTTGGCGACTGCCATCGGGCTCAATCCTTATGAAAAACCCGAAGGGCTCTTGGCGAAAAAGTGCGGCGCGGCGCGTCCATGGGCGGGAAACGAAGCGACGGCGCACGGAACGCGTCTCGAGCCCATGGTTCGTGATTTGTACGACATGCGCCATGGTCAAATTTCACACGAGATTGGTCTCGTGCAACATCCGGTACACAAATTTCTCGGCGGAAGTCCCGACGGCATCACCGAGTCGGGTCGACTCCTGGAAATAAAGTGCCCTCTGAGTCGAAAGATCAAACCCGAAGTTCCAGGGTACTATCTGCCCCAAATTCAGCTTTTACTGGAAATTATGGACCTCGAGGTTTGTGATTTCTTACAGTATAAACAGGGCCCTCCAGAGGAGTTTGTCGTCGTCGAGGTTCCACGTGACCGTGAGTGGTTTGCACATTACCTCCCGGTCATGAAGGCGTTTTGGGACAGCGTACTCGCCATGCGTAAGAAGGGTATCTGCGACGTCGAGATTGACGAAATTCCAGTTGAATCAGCTCCGGTCGAAGAGTGTGAAGTTGAACTAATTTAACAGATTGAAACACGTGCGAATACAATCAGCGTAGGCATCCTTGATGCTTTTGACCCCCTGGTATCCATGAAGGGTTGCAAGCAGCCCATCACGAATGTCAAGCGCCTGTTGTTTTTCTTTATTTGCGATGGACATGAGCGTAGCCTGCATCTCAGGACTCAGTGCGTCCCATGCCTTTTCAGCCTCGAGCCACGCTGTCCCGGGGTCATCAGCGGGAGTCTTTTTGTCCTGGATCCATTGGATCATATAGTTGTACGCCGCTCTGCTGAGCGAATCGCGCTCAAAGACGTACTCGATCTGACCCTCGCGAAGAACAGTGAGCTCACCGTCGATAATGGTAAACTCCATTAGCACGTACCGCGAAAAAAATACTTGTAAATTACAAATGGTGGCTCGATCGAGGTTCGTGAACGTCCAGTCCGTTCTGACTCGCAAAAGACGTGCCGCCAAAAGAAAATCAAAAAGTACCAGGAGAAACCCACAGGTTTGGTACATGCCGTACGCTGGACGGTCTCATGTAACACCGCGTGCAGTTCCTACGACGGTCGCGGCGGTTGCCAATTCACGTCTAGAACAGTTGCTGAGACAGCGCGCCAATTTGAACATGGCGATTCTTCTGGCGACTCCCAGAAGTCGGACTGCAGTCGGACCAAATTACAAAAATCTTCACACGCAGAGAGAAAAGATTAACAGAAACATTCAACGGTACCGCGCTATGATAACTCACAGAGGACACATCTCCGGTCCAATGTTTGCCAACATGATTCGGAACATGAACGCCCAAAGATAAAAAAACCAGATGCTTTTAACAGAAGAATGAAGCACCTCATCGGACGCGTCTCGGGTGTCAACTTCAAGTACATTGATGAGATTGAGCCTCTGATGGAACTGATTGCCGAAAAGTGCAGGTTGACTGTCGTCAGCAGGGCGTTCCATCAATTTGAGCCGTTCGGTGTCACCGGTGTACTTGTGCTTTCCGAGTCTCATTTTTCGGTGCACACGTACCCTGAGAATAACAACGTGTACCTCGACATTTTCTGTTGCGCCGAACACTTTGACCCTGAAGAGGCGGGTCATATCATCCTGACGACGCTCGACGGAACGAGTGCAGAGTGGCAGGTGGTGAACCGAACCTAAAAGGTCTTTGCGTATTCAAATAAATGGCGCACCGTCTGTACCAAGTCCTGCTTGAGAACCCCCGCGTCCCCATCGTCATTGCGACCGGCCCAGCCGGTACCGGAAAGACGATGATGGCGTGTCAAGCAGCATCTCGCCACGCCAAAAACATCATCCTGACGCGTCCCGCCATCTCGGTCGACGAGCAGCACGGCTTTCTGCCAGGGACGCTAGACAAGAAGATGGATCCGTGGGTACGCCCGATGAAGGATTCACTGTTTCCGAAAACAAAGTTTGAGACGTGCCCTCTGGCGTACATGCGCGGTCGGACGTTCGACAACTCCTGGATCATCGCCGACGAGATGCAGAATTCGACGCCGAACCAGATGCGTATGGTCATGACCCGTCTCGGGAAGGATTCCAAACTCATCATCACGGGTGACACGGGTCAGCACGATCGTGGGTTTGAAAACAACGGACTCGTTGATCTGATGAAGCGTCTCGAGGACTACCCTATCATCGGGCTCGAGCACGTTGAGTTTTCTGAGGATGACATTAAGCGTCACGAAATTATCAAGGAGATTTTGCGTTTGTACGCTTTTTAGGAGGAAACGGGACGAAACCATAAATATCTTCAATCTTGAACCGACCTCTCTTGTACGGCTGGCTCACAAAGTAAATACCTGGCGGCTTGTTTTTCGAGAGCATCACACTCTGCTTGGGCGGGCTCGTCTTTTTGGGAGGTGACGCGTTTCTCACCGTGAAGCGACCACGGGTCGCAGTTCCCTTTGCACGAATGTTACGCTCGAGACGTATCATGCTCTTTATGTGCTGACGCAATTTGTTCCAGCGCTTCACTGCGTTTTCACGCGACTCGTTGATAGGCTCGAGACCTGACGCGCGTCTGGTGGCGCTGGGGCGGTACTCACGTGGCGTTTGACCCTTTATCTGGTGACCCATATGATCAATTGAAATATTTTAATGCGCTGTCACTCCTCGTCGTTAAGAAGCGACCAAAGAATACTGTTGTTGATCTTTTTCTGATCTCTGGGGTCCGAAAGGAACATCTTCCCGTCTGGGCCACACTTGGACTTGTCGAGACGGACCGTGTCTGCAAACTCATACACCATCTTGCCACGTCCTCGGTATGCCACGTACCGCGTACACATCCCCGTGCGTACGTATGGACCTGGTTTGTAAAATGCACACTTTTCACAGTTTGGGATGGGCTTCATGATTTAATTCAAGAATTTCATAGCGGAGATTTCCATACACGATGGTGTCAAAAACCTCCATCACATTATCGACGACCCGCTCGATGTGGGCGTCTGGATCGGCCGGCCACGGAACATTCATCCCGACCCATATACACTGCTTCAAGAGTACGATGCTGTCGTCGGCGTTCTCGAACAAATCGATGAGCAATTCATCAACCTCACGAGAATTCCGATACCGAAACTTGTTATTTTGTTGCCAAAACGTACGATCAGTTTTGGAAACAAGGTAATCCTTGAGGGTCTCGCGAAACTTGTTGCCAAAGTTTGTGAGAAGATTATCCACGTCCATTCTTTCTTAAGGTTAAAGTTACCCTTCTTTTTATACGCATGAGTTACTACGAGACTCTCGGTGTCGAAAAAGGTGCATCGACGGATGACATCAAAAAGGCGTACAAAAAACTCGCACTGAAACACCATCCCGATAGAGGAGGCGACGCTGAAAAGTTCAAGGAGATTGGACAGGCGTACGAGGTTCTGAACGACCCGGATCGACGTGCACGCTACGACCAGTTTGGAACCGATGAGCCTCAGCAGCAGCAAATGCCACATGGTCCGGACATTTCGGAGATTTTCCAACACATGTTTGGCGGAATGGGTGCTCCGCCACAACGGAGTCGCGAGCGACACCACACGATCGACCTGACGCTCGAGCAGGTGTACACTGGAGTGGACAAGACGATCAAGGTACCCGTGACGAAACACTGCCAATCGTGCGCCATGACATGTCCTCGATGCAATGGGAAGGGAATGATGGTTCAGGAAATGATGGGTATGATGGGTCAGATGTTCGCTCGGCCGTGCGACGAATGCAAGACGTGCGGTGTCGTACGAAAGGGATGTCCGGGGTGTAATCACAGAAAAATGCATGTGGACACTGTCATGATCAATTTACACGTGGACAAGGGGATACACTCTGGGACGCAACACAGACTACAGGGACTCGGGGAACAACCACGGTCGAATCGTGAAATAACGGGTGACCTGATCATTACATTCAATGTAAAGCCCCACCCTAAATTTGAACGCCGTGGTGAAGACTTGCGGTACGTCATGACCGTCACGTTTCAGGAATCAGTCGAAGGGCTCGACGTGACCATACCTCACTTTGGTGGACCTGTTCAGTTCAACACGCTCAAAGAGTTTGGTATTCTGGATCCTCGAAGGGATTACATAATCACAGGCAAGGGACTCACAGAACAAGCACGTTTGCTTGTGAACTTTGATGTACAGTACCCAAAACGCGCCTGACCAGCGGCTTGGGTCGCGGGTTTGTGTGTCGGCACATAGGACACGTCACCGCCTGAAAAGACGCCGAACGACTTTGTCGCCACGACTCAAAGCAATCTATGTGAAAGTGGTGTCCGCACGCTGTTTTTGTGGTTGTTTCCCTTGTAAGTTCACAGTAGCACACAGCACACTCCGTCGGCACTTCAGGGGTTGGTGGAAGGAGGTTCGCCTTTTTCGCGTGTCTCCAGCACATCGGATACTCCTTGTACTTTGAGCACTTGCACTGTGCTCCCCCCTTTGTCAACTCCGGACACCGTTCGTGTACCGCCGGAACTCCACGTGGGGCACGTTGGGTCGGATTCTCCGCATGAATCCGACACGTCGTACACCCAACCGCACACTTGTTTTTACACGGTGTACCGGCACGTGTCATCGCAGGACACTGGACTCGTACAGGCGGGGGCGGACGCGGAGGGCGGGGCGGACGCGTGTATGTTCGGTGCGGCATGAATCCATGTATACGAAGGAGAGCTGCGATTGTCGGAGGGAGGTATAAATTCGCACTGTCCACCTCTGTTATAACTGCGAGCAGACGATCGACGAGTGTAGCCATTGTTTGATAAAGTACACCACTTTTTTATGTCTTTAGCCTGGACAGGACACGTTTTTTTCCAATGGGCGATGCCCATTGTCCTAAAAAACATGTCATGAGTTCGCCTGACTTTTCATGGGGATGGTTCAGTCAACCATGAACAAGTTTGAGGCTTCTGCTCTCCGCTTCCGCCAGCACACCCTCGACCTCAAGGCGGCTCGGAGTCGCACAGTCTTTCTCCCAGAGTACACACCTCCGGCATCGGTAGCAGTTCTGACAGCGGCGGCGGCGAAGAAGAAGGCGGCGGGGCCGGTGACAGCAAAGGGACCGACGTGCACAGCACGGACACTCGAGGGGCGGCAGTGCACGTTCAGGGTGGTGGCAGGCGGGTGCTTCTGCAAAAAACATAGCACTATGGTATAGGAGATGGCTGAAGTTGAACTGAAACCCATACTTGTTGCACTTGTAATCAACCTCACGTTGATTTTCGCACTTCCTCGTCTCTTCAGTAGTCCCACTGGCTTCAAGGCGTTTGATGATTTCGTCTCGTACCTCAAGGCTCAGCAGGCGTTCCTCGGATTTAACGCGGTTCTCTTTGCAATCGTCATGTACGCTGCGTCGTACTACATGGTTCACTACGGTGACGGTGAGTCGCACGGTGGCCATGGCCGTCGCGAGGAACTCATGTCGGATGATTTCATGAAGCCTGCGTCACCGAAGCTAAAGTCGATTGACTCTGACTAGAAAATGGACGAGCTCATGAAAGCACTCGACGCAAACGGGTACTCGCGCAACCCGTCGATGACACTCTCGTCGATCATCGCCAATACCATGCAGGACGCTCAGTACTCACCCGGTGCATACGGGAACCTTCAAACCCTATGTTGGTACGAAAAGAAGTATGGTCACCTCACTGTTGAAGCTCTTCGAACACTGACGAAATGATCTTTTTTGTACCTGGGTGGTCCCACTCTGAAATACGGCTCTCATAACACGTGCGCATGTGGGACATCAGATCTTCGAGCGATGGCTGACCCCACACCATCCCTTTCTGAAACAAAAAATCATCCTGTTGAATCGCCGCCCGCGAACATTTGACGACGAACGGCGTGTCCGGAACATACTCCTTGAGACCGCCAAAGTCTGTGATGATGACTGGTTTACCGCGCAAAGCCGCCTCGACTGCTCCCATTCCAACCCCCTCGGAATGAGAACAGTTGATGTAACAGTGTCCCTGTCTGTGAATCTGAGTTTCGAGATCCTCGTCGCTCAAGAGCCCGTTGACGACGATGACATTTGGGAATTTCCACGTCACAGGCATCTTGCATGTCGCTTTGAGCAAAAGGCGCGCATCCGGCAGCTGCAGACGTACGAACGCCTCGATGAGCATCTTGATGTTCTTGCGCGGATCCACCATGTTGCCTATGGTGTAGAATGTGTACTTGATCGATTCGACGGGTGCATGAGGCGGTGTCGGTGTCCACAGTGGCAAGAGTCGCCAATCGCCGCTCGGAAACTGTTTCGAAAAAATGTCCAAACAAAACTGACTCGGTGTCCAGAGCGTATGATAGCGCTGGACGAGCAGCTCGTAGACGGGGTGGACTGTTTCGGTTTCGCAAATCGTCATGTATTTTTTCTCGGCACACTGGGACAACATCTGATCGACGATGTTCATGTGCTGTTCGATGGGAAGTACAAACGCAAAACCGACGTCGTACTTTTTCTTTGGAACTGGGTCACCAAATGGGACATAGTCCGCTTCGTGACCAAGGCTCTTTATCCGTTGGGCATACTGGCGAGTCACCTGACCGATGCCTGCGAGCAGGGTCGGTCCGACGAAAAGCCACGACTGCATATTTATTTAGATACCAGTAACTTTATATCCCGTTGACCCGAAACCAGCGTCACCACGCTCGGTGTCCACGACCGGACTCGCCACCTCGACGACATCCGCCACCTCGTACTTCTCCAGAATCAGCTGGGCGATGCGGTACCCAGGCTTGATAACGAACGGAACACGCATGTCGGTGTTGATGAGCACCACCTTAATCTCACCACGGTAATCGGGGTCGACGACGCCCGCCAGGGTATCCAGTCCGTGCTTCACGGCCAGTCCAGAGCGAGGTGCAATGCGACCATAGGTTCCGTCTGGCAGCTTCTGGAGGCCGATTCCGGTGGAAACAACCACGCGCTGACCCGGGAAAACAACGTAGTGGTCGACACTGTAGAGGTCGAAACCGGCTGCATCTGCTGAACCGCGTGAGGGCAGGATGGCTGTGGGCTGAAGGCGGACGACTTCCATTCTGGAATGTCGACGCGCATATTCTTTATTAGTACAGACAGACATTGTCTTTAGCACATTCGAACCTGAACACGAAATGACTCACTCTATCCATGTTTTGTGGTAGACCTGTATCGCCGTCCAAAAATTGAAATGTAAGTGTTTTGATTTGACGAATTGGATTGATGTACTCGACGGCGGTTGAATAATCCTTCTCCGCCGTCCATACGACACGATAATCAAGAGCTGCGCCTGTTGCATAAGTATTCGATGTCGGAATGGTGACGAAGGCACGGTCAACGAGTCCTTTGTTTGCAATCTGCGTTGCAACGCCTACATTTGAAGTCCTTCCACCGAGACCCACTGTGTAGTTTGGACCTGCGCGAGTGATAAACTTGGATATGAGTTCTTCGACGTACACATGGCAAATAGCGTTACTGGACTGTTGACGAATGCTCGCCATGAGCAGTTCCGCCTTGACAACGTTACGAAGTGGAACATCCAGAAAAACCTGGAATGTAGAATAATTCCCAGTAACACCGACAGAATCGACACGAACCGTGTACACCTCACGGTCTGCACAGTTGGCACTCATTAGTATTGAAACAGAATAAAATTTTACACAAGTTTCGACAGCACGAGCATCGTTGCGAGGACCATATTCATCGTCGAGATTGCAATGGTGTCCTGAAACACATGGACAACCTCCGTCATGTTCAGTTGAGCATGATGGAAGGCGATATCATTCACAGCATCCGGTACGAGACTGAGTGTTGCACTCCGTACCGCATGCTTCTGAATTCTGGACCCGGTTCGGATCGTCTGACGAACAATCGGGTGGCGACTCACACGTCGAATGACGACGCGTGTCTGAACACATGGCTTGTTCATACTCTAGGATCGCTTGATATTTTTAATTAGCATTGCTGCGTTGCGTTTTGCGCCGCTCACGTCACGTTTTTTGATACGCCGTATCAAATTTCGCACGAGACTGACATTTTTCGGGGCGAGGTTCTGAAGCGCCCCGAGGCGTGAAACATCTTTTTGACCCTTTTCGGGATTCTTTCCTATGATTGGGTTCCGGGGTTTGACACCCGGGTACAGGAAGGAGCCGGCGAGCACGGCGAGCACAGAGTCGTACAGTTTCTTCAGACGCTCGATAGGCAAGCCGTACATCCGTGAATACACTGGATGAATGTCATCGTGACTCGATCCAGGGACGTAGGCGAGCGTCGAATCCACAAAGTCCATAGGTTCGCCGGCCGGAAACTGAATGCGGAATTGAGTCACTTGGTAGATTGTTTTACCCGTCGCCGGAAGGACTCTGATGTCCGGTACAAAATCACTCACGATGAGTTTCGCATTCGTGCGTGTGTATGTTCGGTTGAGCCACGCGATGAATCCGGTGACGTGTCTGTACATGATTGTTTTCATGATGAGTCCACGGCGCTTCGCCTCTCGCTGGGACAGACGTTTCGGTACGGCAAACGTAAAATCAAAGTCTCGCGTGTCAGTCACCTTTTTGGGTGCTGGTTTTCCTCGAGCCTCGAGGTACAGCTTGACACCCATACCACCTCCGAGTTCGGGAACGAACAGATTTCTGTAAATACGTAGGAGGGCACGATTTCTGCGACAGTACTTGATGAACAGCTGCGGAAGTTCTCTGACGATGGAAACGCGGGACAGGACCGGGGCGCGCTCGACTCCGGGGCGAACCAGCGTGCGACCGGCGTTACACAGCATAATCTCGGCCGGGAACAGCCCGCCATGGAACCCCGTTCGTTTCGGTGGTGCGTAAAATCCGTCGTAGCCATTCTTCGTGAGGTACTCTGTGCTCAGGCGTCCAAACACATCCGTGTTGACGTTGGTCACAGAAAGGCGTTCGCCGCGATTCTGTGGACGTGCCAGGTACCGCCGAGGAGCTTTGCGTCCTGTGATGTTCTGGTACACCTTGGTCTGTTGACCCCGTGTGACATTTGTGCCGAGCACGAACCGAAGTCCGAGGACTGTCTTCCTGGACAATTTTGGAAAAATACGCTTGACGTTCGGGTGCGTCAGCAAAAACAGACGGAGTGACCGTTTCGCCAGAAAGGGACACGCCGTTTTTGTGTTTGAGTATGAACGCGCCAACCGGGCGCTCTGGGTCACGAAAAACGTACGAGTGTCTTTGAGGAGGGATTTACACCCTGTCGTACGGTTACCAAACCCCTTGTAGAGGCGCGTGCCCGCTGGAAGGACCACGTCGGCCATCTAATTCAGGCGAACATTTTTTAGTGCAGACGGCTTTGAAATCTCTTTTTGGCTGCTTGCATACTCGCTTGGTAACGCCACTTGTTGGCTGCGTTTTTGACCGTCTTGCGTCTTTTTTCGATACTACCGAACAGCGTCTCGGCGGATCGGATCAATGCACGCGTTTTCTTCAAGTTTTTCGTATTCGTGTTCAGCAGTGTCTGACTACGCCGTGTCAGGTATCGATTCATGAGCGCTTTATTGACCAGTCCAAGTGTCCCGCGCGGGACGGTCGGTTTCTGATTCTTAACTTTCACCATACCTGGAATGCCAAGCAACCCCCGGTTGCCATATGGCACTGCAAATGGTTCTATGTTCATGACGTAAAAGTTGCGATGTTTCGGTAGGCGCTGAAGAATATGTCCGGCAAAAGTATTGTTCCCTTTGTAATAGTTGGAATTTTTGTTACTCAAACGGAACTTCTTAAGAAAACTTATCGCTTCCGCGTCATTCTTGAAACGCACCACAGGGGACTTACGGATAAACTGATAATACCATTGTTTATTTACCTTGCTCACGGGTTCGGAGTACCAATGATTTATAGCCTTCGTGATAGCACTAGGCTTCATGGAGACTGCCATACTATTATTGTTGGTGTTCGAGTTGCTCATTACTTGTAGTTGATATTTTAATTGAAAAGGCGACGTATGTTTTCGAGACCCGTACGCGAACGGTGGGTACGCGCGTTGTATCTCCGACCCGACTTGTTGTTTCGCTTCTCCATGAAAGCCATCTTTGCAAGAGCCTTTGAGTTGTTGGGTCTCGGGTGGCGGATGTTCTGACGAGCCGTGTAGCCGCGCCAAAGAGCCTGAAACTTTGCGATGGCCTTGTATTGTCGTTTTAAATTTGCTATGTAGCCTATACGGGGAGTTATGTTTACGTTGGTGTAATTTCCACTGGCTGGATGCCGAGACCACATGTGGTAGGGTGCACCAGGGTCGATCCGACGCCACGGCAACCCGTTATGGAGCGTATAGTAAAACGCACCATTATTGGTATTGTAGTGTAGAGGTCTACGGGTCCGTGTAATATATTGTGTCAATATCTTCACCATTAATTGTATACCGAGATAAAAATATCTCACGCGCGTAAAGTATGGAGGGCTGGATTGCACTGACACGCACTTCGACGCTCGGCAAACAGCCGCGTAAGGTGACCCTTTCAAACCGTAACTACGTCGTGTGGCGCAACCACAACAACGATGTTCAGATCACGTCAGACGCGTGTCGGCACAGGGGTGCGTCACTGTCAGGAGGCAAGGTGCTCAAGGATGGTACGATCGAGTGCCCTTATCACGGCTGGAAATACACCGAGAAGAAGCTCTGTAAACCATGGGGTACCGATTGTGCCGAGCTCCTACAGATTGACTTTGACAAGAAAGACCAGGATGGTCTCTTGTGGGTCCGTCCGAAAGGCCTCGACGGTCCTGACCCACCCGAGGTGCCGTATGTAGCCGACCCTGAATTCCACACGATGTGGTTCGAGACGACCATCAAGCAGTCTGCTCAGATGATTATCGAAAATGGAATCGACCCGTGTCATGCCTCATGGGTCCACGCGAATCCACTCGGGTTCGGGACGGCTGGTGAGAAACCGACGAACGTCGTTCATAGGGGTCACACGATCGAGTTTGATTACGTGCCGAACCGCGAAGCTCTGTCGACCAAGTTGTTCGGACTTTCGACGACGCATAATTTCCACGCGTTCGTTCTCCCGTACACGACGTGGAGTGAAGTGGAGGTCCACGGGGACAA